CAGGGATCGAAATCCAGAAACATTAGGGAAACCAGGTCTCAGAGTTAACGACATGACACCAGTGTCGGGTGCTCCACACCAGGTGGATTGCACACTGTGACGAAGCGTCACAGAGAGAACCTCTAGATACTGAGATCCAGCTCTAGTACCCTCCTAAGCGCTACCATCAGAACGCTCACTAGGAGAGTCTTCAGGCACCGCCGTCGGATCGATTCGTCGAACCGAGCCTCTCTTCATAAATGAAGAAAGGTGGTCCTCTAAGTACCCATGGACCCGGTACGCTCGAAGGAATTTATCCAACGATACGTCTTTGGATGAAACCCGAGAGATGATGGCCTCTAGAGAATCATGATCAAAGTCAGGGATGCGCGGGAAAGCTTCACGAGCTTCAAGAAGTTTCTCAACGATAGCCTCGAAAGGCATACGAAGAGAGAATTCAAGAAGTTTAAGATCCGCTCCCGCCTCTGCTGCCAGTATATAAGTTTTCACGAATTTCCGGTAGTCTGTCGACCATTGCTCAAAAGCCTTGGCTTTCCCCTCTTGATATATTCTTTTGAGAATATAGTCTAGAGACTTCGGAACGTGAAGGATCACCCAAGTCTCGAACTTGGTAAGTCCTGAACGTGTACGAAGGAATTCTGCATATAGATCTTTCGCTAGTCGCGTGAAGATACTAACAGCATGCATCTCATCGGACACACGTCGGGGACTCACCATTCCAATGAATGGGCGACTCCATAAGCTTACATCTCGCCGCATTGCGGCCATGTAGGTCCATATGGAGACTCTCTGTAAACCAGCCCAGGCAAGTTTGCCTGTGGACGGAGCAAAGAGTACGCTCAGTACCCAAGTAACAACTGGGTGCTGTCGCCCTTCCCTAAGTGCCAAAGTTATGTCCTGCCATACGGCGGGACTAACAAAGTACTTAATCACTTTGCCTAACCACCCAGATGTCTGGAGATCGATCCATCCACGCCTCAGCGCACGGCAGAATAATTCTGTCCGTGCAGGTAAGGAAGTTATCCCTACCTCCTCACGAAGTGAGAGAGGAGACACGTTTGTTCGACCAACGTATGTCTGGTTGGCAAAGTTGAACATACCCTTAAAACTCTTAAAGGATTTAAAGAGTTTTATAAGTATGGAGAATGAGCTGCATATATGGTAATATGCCCAGCCTACCTTGCCCCCGGCAATGATGACATCATCACCGAGTACAAGATAACCAGTGTATGGGAATTCACCAACTCTCCAAGCGGCGAATTGGACCAGTGCATGGTGCACCAGTGCCAGCGCTGCCCAAGAAGACAACGCCCCCATAGGTTGCCCTGTCCCGTACCTGACACGAAGGAGCTCAGGGTTGAGTCTCCCGATGCCCTTAAGGTGAGCTTTTATGTCATCCTCGCTGAGTCCAGATAACTTGGTCATCCAGGCATGATCCATAACAGATTCATGTTTAAGAGCTTTTGGTAGGGGTTTTGATTGTAGCTCCCTAGGTGCAACAAAATCTCTATCAACGAGTAACTTCAACCAGAGGTCTACGACATCTGGAGGAAGGATGACGGACATCATGGTTCGATAAAGCTCAAGGGGGATAGTATCAGTGGCAGCACTCAGATCAAAGGAATATATTTCTGAGAACCCTTTCTCAGCGAAGGACTTTACCTTCCCCTCTTGATCAAAAGTGGCGTCCATTGGTATATTCTCCAAGAGTTTAAACATCCAATCGTGCAGGGGCTTGAGGACCATTTGTGTCCAATAGTCCACTATGGCTATAACTCTGATCTTTCCTGCAGGCTCGTAAAGAGCATGCAGTCTACCCAGAACAAGGTCGCTGAGCGACACTGGGATCCACTTTTTAATACGGCCACCCCGGCCGTATAGTGGTTTGAGAGGAGGGAATCCACAGTACTGCTCGAGGGGAACAAGTCGACCATCTTTCCGGAATCTCAAAGCTAAATCTGTTTGGCCTGTGAGCTGGAGCCATTTTAACAAATGGTTCTCCGGTTGGAGAGTCCACGCATATGCGTCGATTGCAGCTCCAAGGAGTGCAGATGGATGATTAGGCCCAGCCTTCGGGGTTACGAATGCTTGCTTGACCGTAAGGTCAGGTTTATAAAGCGATAAAGGTGCGTACCGGAAGATAAATTGATCCCAGAAGAATTCCTTACAGAAAATTGTAAACTGGACGAAGTCTTCCAGGTTCTCGAGCACGGGGTGTGCTTGAGTAATGGTGGACAAGGGAATTTTCCCGTAAAGTCCGTTCAATGCTTTGTAGGAGTTAAAGATGGAAGCAATTATTCGTACGGTAATGATATCACCTCCCCGAATGCGGGCTCTGAACTTAGCAGGGAGGGCGGCCGGCAAACCTGAGGACAGGCGGACACGAAGTCCAAGAGGTTCAGTAGAGGTCATCTTCTCACCTCCAAGATAGGAGTTAAGGGTGAATAAATATATTTTAAGCCGATTTATGACGGCGTTCACACCTTGGGTCCTATAAAGGAGAAGAAGATGGTCTCTGAATCTTCGGAGTTCTTTCCGATCGGCTACGGACAGTGTGGAACCCTTGGCCCACCAGTGGAGCTTCGCAGCCCACCGGAAGAGCCACTTCCCAATGTTTCCACTGGAAAGTGTGATCATTGATCTATCACCCCCTTTACGCCATCCTTCATTAGTAAATACTGATGAAAAGAGGAACTTCATTGTTTTCTTCGCCACGTACTTAAGCTCATCAGAGCCGAGTATGGGGGGATAGGACTGGGGGGGGGTATTTTTGGAAGAGGGATCTGTGGGGTCGAAAGACGTTGGAGAAGAAGATGAAGTAGATGAGTTCGATGTACTAGAAGAGGAAGCTAGTGGGTTGTCGCCCGGTTGGGCTAGAACCACCATGGTTCGACCAGCCGTAAGCAGCACTCTAGTGGTTACTATGTAATCTGCCTCGGATAAGTACAGGATGGATGAAGGATTCATCGGATCTACGCAAGCGTAGTATCCCGCACTCACTCTATCCCATGACACTTTCTTGAAAAGGGTGTGGTTTGGAGCCATCGAAACACTCGCCGTAGTGGAGAAACTATGAAAGAAAGTGATAACTTTTGGAGTAGGGACCGAAAGGTTCTGAAAGAAAATTATCATAAGTAATTCAAAAGTGGATTTACTATGGTAGAGAAGAAAACGTATGGTGGTTTCAACCAACCCCTCTTTCGTACCCCTCACGGGATACGGGAGCAGACCGGCAGGGATGCCATCAAAGCCGAGTTTCACGTGTTTGAACAATGAAGTTCAGAACAACGATCCTCTGGGCCCACCATTTCCCCCTATCGTGGCCCCATCGTTGGACTCGACTCATGGTTGCAGACAAGGTTGGAAATTCCTATCCATCCCCCATGCCCCCCACTCTCGAGTTCGTGCAGTGATCCTAGAGGTTACGGACAAAGCCCTTGAGGCCGGTCACCCGACCCCTCACCGTGGCACCGTAGTGCGCTGGATATTACACATGAACTCAAGAGCGGATAGGAACATGATCTTCCAGATAGGATCATGAAGAACAACAAAGCCATCAATCAATGCCATTCTCCACTACCAGGACTAGTCTGAAATCCATGGATGCCCCGTCTCTTACGACGGTTCTCCCTTTGGCATCAGAACCGTACCAAGGTTCTATCAGCACTAGGAGGGATGTGTTCATCAAAGCCAACTTCGACCCATATAGGTTGAGCAGGCGTCCCACTCCCACTACGTAGGGAGCGTTACGGGGAGCATTGGTGTTAGTCGCCGAAGCTTTCGCACCAACTGAGGGAAGACGATCGATCACCAAACAGACATCTGGCCTGAGCCCTGGGACGGCTCATTAATAAAGGTTCCGAGGAAGCCAGTGTATGGGGGCAGAGGAAACTCTGTCTGGGGACGTCACGACCCCCC